AAGGCTGTATGTTGTCAGCTTCACGCTGTTTAACACCTTTAGCTCCGGCCATAGCAACACCAAAGCGATATTGTTTATAAAAGTCTGAATTTGGTAATCCAGGAATAGTATATGTACTTGCCAAAACTTTAGAAATCTCTGCTGACAATGGCAAAGTTGCTTGCTCTGTTATAAATTCTTTTGCTCTCATGCTGGTTGCTCAGTAGTTATTATCATCAAGTTTTCAGTACCTAGAACATCTGATCCTAATTCTAAACTTAGAGGAGTTCCTAACACATTAGTATTGAACATTACTTGATATCCAATAAAGTGAGTTAGTTGATCATTAATGATAGGAGTAACATACAGATTTACCATACCTGCAATTATGTCCATGTCATAATTGCTAACAACATAGTCACCTGTCATTATAGTTGAATGCGCAGTAAATTTAACTGTAGCTAGATCATTGGAAATAGCAGCAGTTAACATGATATTTTGACTGTCGTTAGTAGCTGGATCAAGTGAATTGATTTGAAATTGAGCCTGAGTAAATGCATTAGCAGCGACACTGAAAATTATTTGTTCAGTGTCATCAAATGTGATACTTTCAGTTGTGGCCCAGCCAGTAGCATACAGTTGTGCAAAGTTGTTATTAATCTTGCTAAAGGCCGTGCGTAACGGATCACCTTCGCCGTCATTTGGTACTGCGCCAATATTGATTATTTCTTGTGTCATATCTAAATCCTAAGCTATAGAGTATTTATCACTTACCTGCTTCTTCAAAGATATGCTTTTGTATGTTGTACCACTCAATAAATGCATCGTTTTTGACTGCACAAGTATGATAAGTTTCGTAGTTTACAGTCACTGTTTTAGTGAGGTCAATGATGGTAACTGTTTCCCCTTCTACTGTTTTAAGTTTGAACGGGCATTTTTCTAGTAATCTTTCAGGAATGTCAGGAAATTTAGCTGTGACAGGAACGACTGTGCTACAAGCGCTTAACATCGCTACCAATAGTATTAGTAAGTACTTCATTTTGTAACCTCATTCCGCATAGTTGCTGCATCATTGTGAGCTTTTAAGATAGCTTGTGGAATAGCAGGACATTGTTCAATGTATTTGATAACGTCTTTGTCTTTGACAACTTCTTTGTCTATATAGGTGATGATATCTCTACCGCGAGTTTTTATATACTCAGTCTTTTTGACTACTTTTTCTACTATTTTTATGTTTTCTTCTTGGCTCTTAGCTTCAGCTTTTGCTAGTTTAGCTTCAACTTCTTTGACTCTTGCTTGCCAAACTTGCTCGTTAGCAATGCCACCTTCTATGTACAATGCTAATACTAGTATCAGCAAGCTACAAATTTGAATAGGTAGCTTATATTTGCTTATGAGTGGTATAAACCCTAGCACAAATCCAGCTACCGTACCTGCTATGCCCACAGCAAGCATTAGATGAAAGACCCATTCGGGCAAAAATGATATTATCCACATCTAGTATTTATGCATAACTTTTCCCTACAGCATTAGCAATGTATTCTACTTCATTGTCGGTCAATTCAGGGTACATGGGAAGACTTAATACTCCTCTACTTAGCATCACGCTAGTGCTTAGAAGGTCAGGTTTCACTAAGTCTTTGCTGATAGGTAAATCACCTAGTGTGTATTCATAATGTCGCTTTGCATCTATGCCACTAGTCAGCAAGTGCGTATGTAGCGAGTTTCTGTTTGTAGTTAACACAACAAACTTTTGATGTGCATTAGGTGCGCTATCATCTGATAAGCAAGTTAGTGGAAGATCACTAAAAGATTTGTACCAGTATTTTGCAATTTTTGCTCTGCGTTCTTGCCAAGCGTCTATATATTTTGTCCTAACTAGAATCTGAGCACAATCTTGTTCACTCATCTTAGTGTTAGTCCCTGCTTTACTAAAGTTTGATGACTTACCGTTATCTCTATAGTTGATGGCAAAATTATATAATTTAACATCATTAGTTACGATAGCTCCACCGTTGCCTGAGCTTGGTAAATTCTTTGTAGGATCAAAGCTGATTGCCATACCACTACCTATCATACCTTCAGCTACAAGCCAATGTTGTGCTCCATCTACGATGCTATAAAAATACAAAGAAGGTGGAGAATACTTACGTTGAGGGAAGCGACCGTATAATCCAACTAAACATGTGTACTGTACGGTTTCATCGCTGATAATTATGCCATACTTGTCAGTATCAGCAAGTTCAACATCCCATCCAGCATTTATGAATGCGTTCAATGTGGCAGGATAGGTTAAGTTTGGGATACGAATCTTAGGATTGCCCACCATAATATCGTGATGCTTTTGTTTCTTATAGCGGGCGATTATCTCAAGTGCTTGTGTACCTGAATGAACCGTAATTGCATAATTAGCTTTGCATTTTAATGCTAACCAAATTTCAAACTCTTTAGTAAACTTACCACCCACAAACTGCCCATCTTTGAGGGCATTATGAGTTGCATCTAGCAACTCATCTTTTAAGTTACCGTATTGTCTTGCTAGACCAAAATGGGGAATTTGATAACCATTCATAATATTTTTCAAAGCCTTCTTCTACATCTATTTTAGGATCAAATCCAAAATCTTTTCTTGCTGCATCAATGTTCAATGCGCCGCGACTTGGAAAGTCTGCGTCTTTATCTCTAACTTCAATCATACCTTTGCCTGCGATCTTTACTGCTAAGTTAGCAGCATCAAGCAATGTGCGACTATGGCTCTTGGTAATGTTATATGTTTTGTTCTCTGTATTGTTACTAAGTGCAGCAGCAACAATACCATTAGCCGCATCTTCAACATAAGTAAAGTCTAGTGTTTCACCTGCACCATTGACCTTCAATGTTTCCCCTCGCATTGCAGTAAGCATAAACTTTGCAATAACTCTATCTTCAACATCAAGTGGGCCGTATACTGCACTAGGACGAATGATAGTGTGAACTAAGTTAGTGCGTCTGGTATAGTCTTTAACAAGATGTTCTCCTGCAAGTTTCAATATTCCATACGCCCCTTGAGGTTTGCAATCATAGTCTTCGGTTACATCATCAGTAAAATCACCATAGACCATTGAGCTACTTAGATAAATGAACTTTCTTACATCGTACTTATTACTTGCTTCTAGTAAATTAAGTAACCCTTCACTCATTACCCTGCTTCCCCAAGCTGGATTGGCGTTGACTACCTTTTGTCTTGGAAAGCTAGCCATGTGAATAACAATCTCTGGTTGCTCTACATTGAACACATGATCAACTGCTTGTGCATCACAAATGTCACGAGGGTATATGTAGCTGTCAATTGCAATTTTACTTCTGCGTTCCTTCATCAAGTAATCAATTTCAGCTTGCGGAATGATACCGTAAGTTGTTTTAGTATCCATGATAGATACTAAATGACCTAAGTCTTGTAGTCGTTTAACTACATTGTGTCCTATGAGGCCTAAGCCACCTGTTACTAATATATTCATTTGTATTTCAAACTCCAGTATGTGTAATCTTTTGGTTTTAGATAAGCGTGTATTGAATATATGTGCCCGTATGTAGTTGCATTAGGGTATCTTTTCCATGTTGGTGCAGGGTTGCTGTTTTCCATAATCCATTTGCCTTCTTCTGTTTGTTGCCATTCGTAAATGGGTTCTGCAACAAACAAATCAGGATCTTCTACGTCACCCATATTAATAGTGTGTACTACGCATTCAATTGTTTTTGCGTCTCCTGAGTCAATCATACTGCCATCCTTGCTTTAATTGTGTCGTGACTTTGATAATCTCTTAGTGCAATATCTTGAGGAGTCATTTCAAAGATATCAGTCTTTAATGAGTTTAGCACTAGAGTAGGTAATTTGAATGGTTCTCGTTGCAATTGTTCTTTAACTTGTTCAACGTGGTCTTTATAGATATGAGTGTCACCGGTGCTGATAATAAGTTCACCAACACCTAGTCCACAGTGATGTGCTAGTAAGTGAGTGAGTAACGCATAGCTAGCAATGTTAAAAGGTAAACCCAGAAAAACATCAACACTACGCTGATACATATGGCAAGATAGTTCTTTATTTTTGTTGACATAAAATTGACTCATAACGTGACAAGGGGGTAAAGCCATTTGTTCTAACTCGCCTACGTTCCATGCACTAAGAATGTGCCTGCGCCCATTAGGATCTTGTTTCAGTCCTTCTATGAGTTTTGTCAATTGATCAACTTCTTTTACTTGAGTAGTACCGGTTCGTCTAAATGAATTCCCGAACTCATCAGTGAATGATCCATTACCTCGTTCTACTAATTGTTTCCAATGTCTCCATTGAACACCATATACACGACCAAGGTCACCATCAAACTTTGCTTTGGGTTTCCAGTAAGGAGCTAATGCATTTGGTGTCCAGATAGTTACTCCACCTTCACGAGTTCCATGTGTGATTTCAGCAAGCCTACGCTCATCACTTGATCCTTCTAAGAACCAAATGAGTTCACCTACACATGCTTTCCAAGCAAGTTTTTTAGTAGTAACTGCGGGGAAACCCCTACGCAAATCAAAGCGAAGGTTACGTCCAAACACACTAATAGTGCCAGTGCCAGTTCTATCATCTTTTATTTCTCCGTTATCTAAAATGTCTTGTAGTAAATCTAAGTATTGCTTCATAGCCTTTTTCCTAATAATTTCTTAGTTTTGCCAGACGACAGTACCTTGTAATTATACTCAAGTATAGGTAATAATGCTAGCTGAATGGTCAACCA